AAGCAGTGGTATCAACGCAGAGTACTCCGCTAATGTCTTCGGATTGGGATTGTCTAGGTTTCGGTCATAATAAGCGTGCTTTCTGTCCACGGAGCGGACGGCTGGAGGGTGAGGAGGTTTGCGATCTGCTGGTCGAGGGTTCGGTCCCCGGCGGCACTGGCGGGCCCCGGCGGCCCTGGCTGCGTCCCGCGGACCCGGCGGCCCAGTACGGCCACGGCGGCGTCCCCGCGATCCCTGCGGCATTGGCTGGACAGGCGGCCCCGGCATCCCTGGCGGCCCACGGAGCGGCGGCCCTGGCGGCCCTGGCGGCCTAGGCGTCCCCGGCGTCCCCGGCGGCCCTGGCGGCACTGGCGGCCCTGGCGGCCCTGGCGGCGTCCCCGGCGGCCCAGGCGGCGTCCCTGGCGGCCCTGGCGGCCCTGTCACGGCCCTGGCGCCCCTGGCGGTCCTGGCGGCGGTCCCCTGGCGGCGGCCCAGGCGGCGGCCCAGGCGGCCTCGGCGGCCCAGGCGGCCCCCAGCCCTCGGCGGCCCTGGCGGCCCGGCGGCCCTGGCGGCCATGGCGGCCATCTCAATTTTCTCGCAGGTGGCGTCGGCTGGTAGAGCTCGCAGGGTGGCGGCGTGGTCTAGGATGCCGGACTTTTCGCACGCGTCTGCCGCGTGGACGCGTGCGGCTCGCAGCGCCCACCGGCGCGCCAGCTCCGCTGCGGTGGGCGCTGCACCGTCGACGCATAGCCACCAGAGCATCCAGTCGATGAGCTTTTTCTTTGCGAGCTTTTCCCAGCACTGCTGGGCCGTTGTGCAGTTGGCGGCTACCCACGCTAGCCCGGGCTCACACGCGTTGATTTTGATAAAATGTTCGTCGAGTTTTGTCATGAGGTGTCCTTGTCCTTCCGTCGTTTTTCGTTTTCGGGATCGTCCTTAGCGGGTCATTTCAGTTTTCGGGATAGTCGTCCGCGAATGGCGAATAGCGCGCGGCCGCTCGGATGCGCTCGCCGTCGAGCTGGTCCGGTGTGGGGTTAGGGTTGTCGACTACGGCGCGAGGGTGTCGGCGTACTGCTGCTCGGTCAGCTGGACGCCACACCATACCCAGCGCGAGCCGGCGGGCATACGGCGCGATCCGTAGCAGTCGATGCAGGCGTAGCAGTCGATGCAGGCGTAGCAGTCGGTGCAGCGGCAGGCGCGTGCAGGCGATGCAGTCGCGGCAGGCGATGCAGTCGGTGCAGGCGTAGCAGGTGGTGCAGTCGCGGCAGGCGTGCAGGCGGTGCAGGCGGTGCAGGCGTAGCAGGTGGCGGTGCAGTCGGCGCAGGCGTAGCAGGCGGTGCAGTCGGCGCAGGCGGTGCAGGCGGTGCAGGCGGTGCAGGCGGTGCAGTCGATGCAGTCGGTGCAGTCGGTGCAGTCGGTGCAGTCGGTGCAGGCGGTGCAGGCGATGCAGTCGATGCAGTCGATGCAGGCGATTCGGTGCATTCGGTGCATTCGGTGCAGGCTGCCGCATAGCGCGCAGCTGCGCACTGGTGGCGGATAGGATTTGATCGACGGTCATTGGCATGGTGGGTCTCCGTGATGGTGGGTAGTGGGTTCGCGCGGCGGCTAGATTTCGCACTCCGGCTCCTGCGCCTCGCGCTCCATGTCGGCGGCACAGTCGATGATATCCGCGTCGCGTTGGAATCGCCGGGACTCTGCGAGCGTCCATGATCCCTCCATGCCGCCTCGCACGACGTGTCCTCGTACATCGATGGTCCCGCCCCAGCCCGCCGCCCGCATCCTCGCGTCCGCTGCGTCCGCTGCCTTGGTTGCTCTCTGTAGATTCGTCATGGTGTTGTCCTCCGTCGTCTGTGATGTCGTCGTCATGTCTATGGGTAATGCATTAGCGGTGCCAAGATTTCAGAGCACGAGAATCGACGGAAATGCTGGTGATATTCTGGCACGGTTCTTGTCCTGACGAGAATTGTCACCCGCGAGTGACGTCTCTGGGCCGGAAAGCGCGCAAGTGTGCGGAATCATTGAGAGCCCAGAATTGTCACCGGTCCGCAAGAATTGCGGAGTGAATGGAACGGACGGCTAATGGCGCGCGCGCGGGTGCGCGATGGACTCATGTCGTGATATCATCGCGGCCATGGCTCATACAGTAGAGAGCATTCTGGAGCGCGGCCTGCACGCTCTAGGCGAGCTGATGGAGCAGCTGGCTACCACGCACGACGAGGACAGGGACCGGGACTATGCGCAGTCTCTGACCATCGCCCTGCGTGCGTGCTGCGAGGTGAGCCGCGACCAGCGTGAGACGCTGGAGGCTACGGCAGAGCGCAACCTGCACGACGGGGACCTGCAGCGGCTGCTCGTCGCGTACCTGTCTCGCCTGCCAGAGGCAGAGCGCGCGGCGCTTCTGCGTAGCACGGAATCGGCGAATCGTGCTACGCTGGCCTAATGAGCGAGAGAGGCGACGAGTATCAGATACGACCGTACGACCCGGAGACGGATGAGGCCTTCGTTTTCCGGGCCTGGCTAGAGGGGCACTGGCCCGGCTACGCCGGAGCTGCGGTCACGCCGAAATCCACCTACCTAGTAGAGTGGCACCGGCTGATAGAGCGCATCCTGTCCGCTCCCGACACGACGATGGTTGTCGCGACAGTGGTGGACACGCTCGTGGGTTTCGCGTGCGCGTCCCCAGACTGCCTGCATTGGTGCTACGTCAAGCAGCCATTCCGCGGCCAGCAAATCGGGTACGCTCTCATTTCCTACCTCGGTCTCGGTGGCGCAGGAGCTGAGCCGCGCGTGTGCAGTCACTGGAGCCCGCACCTGCATCCTGCTGGGTGGTTCTACGACCCGCGCATCCTTCGGAGATACCAGCCATGAGCAAAAATCACATGCGTACGATTCGGCGGATACGTGCAGCTCGTGCCGAGACGGCTCGAAGCGGAGTGGAGGCCTGGCCACAATGGCATCGCGGAAATCACGCGAGAGCCAGACGGGTGTCTCGTTTTTCGCCTGGACTCCGGAGGCGACGTGCTGGTCTATCCGCAGCCCGGAACCGTCGTGACGAGAGAGGCGACCAATGAGCAGCCTGCTCGAATCGAAGCTAGCAATCCTCCTGCGCAAGGCCGCGGGCGCCCTCCGGGCCGGTGAGTTCTCGCCCGCTGCGTGCTCGTTCGGACCGCAGCGCCGGGCAATAGAGAGCACGGCAAAGCGCAAGGTTCTTCGGTGCGGCCGACGGTCAGGAAAGACCGTCGGCATCGCCATCAAGCTTCTGATGGCGGCGCTCGAAGAGCCCTTCGTCCCTGTCCTCTACATCACCCTGACCCGGGAAAACGCGCGTGAAATCATCTGGGGGGACCTGCAGCGCCTCAACGAGGAGTATCAGCTCGGATTCGTCGAGCACATCAGCCGCCTGGAATTCGTGTCTCCGAAGGGCGGTGTCATCCAGCTGCGTGGAGCCCACACCGAAAAAGAGATCGCGAAGTACCGTGGTAAGAAATTCAAACTCGTTATCGTCGACGAGGCGCAGTCGTTCCCCGACCGCGTGCTCAAGCCGCTCCTGCAGGACGTGATAGGACCGACCCTCACCGACTACCAGGGCGAGCTTGTGGCTTGCGGGCACGCGCCCAGCTCTCCATGGTGGGCACTTCTCGCGCTGCTACGAAAAGGGAGACCTGGCAGCCGCCTGGGAGCCTCACAGCTGGACCATGCTTGAGAATGAGCGCTTCCCCGCGCGCATGGCCGGCGTGGACGTGCAGAAAATCCTCGACGATGTCTGCAAGGAAAACGGATGGAGCCCATCCCATCCGACGTTCCAGCGTGAGTATCTCGACCAAGACATTGAAGACCCTGAGAGTCTTCTTTTCGAGTACGACAAGATCCGAAACGGCTTCACCAACCTTCCGCCCGGCGAATGGTCGTTCGTTCTCAGCCTCGACCTCGGCTATGAGGACAACATGGCGCTCGCGTGCCTGGGCTGGCGCAAGCACGATGCACACGTTTACCTCGTGGACGAGTGGAGTGACAACCACGTCGACATCACGGACAGCGCGTGCAAGCTGCACCAGTTCGTCGAGACCTACCACCCACAGAGCATGGTCATCGACCAGGGCGCGTTGGGCAAGCTCATCGCGGTCGAGATGCGCCGCCGTCACGGCCTGCCGCTCAAGCCAGCTGAAAAATCTCAGAAGGGCGCGCACATCAAGCTACTCAACACGGAGCTGCGCAAGGGCATGCTGCTCGCCAAGACCGATTCGGTTTTCGCTGAAGAGTGCGCGCTCGTCCGCAAGGACCCCAAGGCCGCGATGGACGGCAAGCTGCAGGAGCTGACCCGCGCCGCCGGCGGCTTTCACGGAAACATGACCGATGCTGTCCTGTATGGCTGGCGCGAATGCAAAGCGTTTTTCGAGCACCCAGAGACGGCAAAGGATCCTCTCTACGTGGCTCCGAGCCCGACGCTTGCTGCCGCAATCGCCGAGCAGAAGCGCAACGCCCACCGCGACCCACTCGACAGCATGTTCGGCGACTAGTCAATTGACATGACTCGTAATTTCACATGCAACTTGCATGTGAAATTACCGACTGAGTCATCAATGATTGCGAACACTTGCGAGACGGTTTTGGACATATGTTCATTACGCATTAAGAGGTGGCATATTATCCTACCCGTATTGCTTGAGCGCTGCGCAATTATGAACATACGTTCAAAACGTGTCCCACCTCTGTATACCTTTGTCTACAATATCGCTGTGGCAGAAAGGGGCACGCGGCGCGCTAAGTGGCGTACTTCCTTTGGATAAAGTGGGGCAAAATGCCATATTGACAGCCTATTTTATGACGCGCATATTCCGGTCACGCGCGGGCGGGCTGTCTCTGTAGGCGGAGCCGGAGCCCCCGGTTGAGGTCGCTCGCGCTCCTGCCGTATCAGATTTGATGCGGGTGTGGAATCGGACAGAGGCTGAGATGGTGTGGGTGACTCAAGACGTTACTAGGAGGTGGACACATGACGATGCCGATCCGTAGCTCGACGCTAGCCAGCTGGACACAGAAAATCAGGCAACCAGGACCTGTCAGGCGCCTGACAAGAGCCGAGATAGAGCGCCTGTATCCGAACACAAAAACGAAGCAAGGAGATGCCCATGGAAATGCACAAGGTCAAGTCGAGCAACATTGAGTCAATTGGATACGACGAAGGAACGCACAGGATGCGCGTGAAATTCTCGTCCGGGACTCTCTATGAGTACGAAGGCGTGTCAAAGGAGAACTATCAGAAGCTCCGGGATGCTGAGTCGGTAGGAAGCCACTTCGCGCGCCACGTGCGTGGCAACCACGCGGGGAAGAAGGTGGAGTCGTGAGCTTGCTTGACGATCATCCGGCCCCGTGGACAGAGCATGGCGGGCGCTTTGTTGATGCCGATGGGGTAGGACTCACGGGGCCTGGACCTATGCGAGCAATCCTTGCAGCTCCAGAGATGATGGGGCTACTAGCTGGCTATCCGGTGAGACCGCGCGGCGTTGGCCTATTTTCTCCCCTGCACCAACAGAGAGTCTTGGACTGGCAGTCTAGAGTCGCGTTGCTCTTGGCCGAACTTGGTGAGCCATGAGCGTCGTTTTTTGCCCTCCGGCTGGCTCGGTTATCGCTCAGGCCTGGCCCCTGGCACCTCTTTGACTTGACGGTGGCACGATTCGGTGGGATCGTGTCACTATGAGTCCCGGAAAACTCGCCGAATACATCAGCGTTCTGCGAGCCGGTGGCGTGTCTTCCTACGAGCAAACGGCAGAGGGCGAGACCGTGCGGATAGTCCTCGCGCCGGAACGTCCAGCGACGGTTGACCATGTGGCCGCCAAGCCTTCGCCGGACACTCCTTCTGAGCAAGCTCTTGACAAGCTCTGCGCAGATTTGGGCGTAACGAGAGACCAGGCACGCGAGATTGTAGCCCATGCCTTCTAAGCCTCTCATTAAGCGCCAGACATACAGGCTCCCCCACAAGGTTGGGACGATGGGGGCGAAGAGCGAAAGCCTAGCCGACGCCGGTCGCTGGTGGAAAATTGAAGGCGACGCAGGAGCAGCAGCCGCGCGCCAGTGGATTGATTGCATCTACACCACCCACGGGCAGCGCCACCTCATGGATGCCCTGTTCACCGGGCTATACGAAGGCCAGCCGCCCTATTGGCTAGGCGCCATGGCTCCGCGCTCGCCACTGTTGGTGCAGTCGTCGCTGACGATGGACTCGTACACCAAGGCACGGGCAAACCTGATTCGCAGATGCATCGACACCGCCGCCTCGATGTTGTCTAAAAACCCGGCAGACATCCGAGTCGAGACCGACGGAGCAAGCTGGAAGTTGCAGAAGAAGGCTCGTCAGCGCACGAAGTTCGTCAACGGAATTTTGCATGAATGCGGGTTCCACGAGGTTCAGCAACGCACGTTCCCGGACGCGTGTCTGTCCCGCTCTGGTGGGCTGCCAAAGCTCTGGATCGACTACACCAATAAGAAAATCAGGTGCGACAGGCTGCACCCTTCGCAGCTCGTGTGGAACGATTACGAGGGAGAGCGCCCATTCACACTCGGGGCGAAGTATCCGCTTTCGAAAAGTTACGTGGCTGAGCTCTACCCGGACAACGCCAAGAAGATAGAAGAAGCACCGATCGCTTTGCGCCCTGTAAATCAGGCATATCGGCGCATGTTCGGAGTGGAATCCCTCGCCGACCAGGTCAACGTGTACGAGACTTGGCGACTTAGCGGAGACGAGGCGAAGCCAGGTCGCCACATTGTCAGCCTGGAAAACGTGACCCTCCTTGATGAAGCGTGGCCGTTTGATTTCTTCCCCATTCCTCGCCTGTGCTGGTCACAGGCTGACAGTGGTTGGAGTAACTCACCCCTGGCTGACCAGCTGGTGGGGTACCACATCGAGATCGGAAAGAGCATGCGCAAGATTCGCCGCTCTCAAGATCTGGCGTGCGTGCCTAGAGTTTGGATAGAGCAGGGCTCTGAGGTAGTCGAAGACGAGCTGACGAACGAGATCGGAGGCATAGGTCACTACAAGGGGGCTGCCCCGCAGATCTCCCCAAGCTCAGCGCTGCCACCAGAGTTCTACAATTATCTCGATTGGCTATTCAAACAGGCCATGGCCGACACGGGGCTCAACGAAATGCAGGCCATGGGGCAAAAGCCCATGGGCCTCGATAGCGGCAAAGCCCTGCGCGAGTACAACGACACAGGGGCCACTCGCCAGATCATCAAGGGACAGGCCATCGAGCGACAAACTGAAGTAGCGGGCGAGATTGTTTTTCGTCTCGCGGGAAAGCTGGCAGAGAAGTGCCCAGACTTCGCAGCAAACGCCTTGGGCGCCAAGAGCTTCGAGCACATCGCGTGGAAGGATGTTGCCGGAGACATGGACGATATCCGCTTCCGTTCCAACCCGGTCAGCGCTTTGTCATCGACCAGCGCGGGCCGCATACAGGACGTGACCGATATCATCAAGGGCGGTCTGCTGCCACCGGAAGAAGTGCAGGGCGGTCTTGGACTCAAGCTTCTGAACTTCCCAGATCTTGAGAAGGTCGTCACCATGGAGACGGCAAGCCGTGAGCTTGTCGAGATGCAAGTCGACGGGGCACTCTACGAGGGAGAATATTTCGCGCCAGAGCCGTACCAGTCGGGAAGCGGGCTGACCCTGCTGAAGACCATGGCCTATCGTGCGTATGCGCAAGCCTTGCAGATGGACGGAGTTCCCGCGCGCAACATGGACCTGCTGCGCAGACTCATGAGCGAAGCCGACCAGCTCACGCAACGCCTGGCAGGCAAGGCACCACAGATTCAGCAGCCAGCAGCAGCGGTGCCAGCGCCAGCGCCTGCCCCGCTTGAGCAATCCCCGATCGCGCCGCCACCCATTCCAGGAGCATCATGAGCGCTAAGCGTGGCTACAAAGGCGGCCGTAAGTCGTCGACCATAGATTCTCGCCCCCCATCCGATGCGTATCGCGCCGGGTGGGAACGCATGTTCGGAAAAAACAAGCAAAAGGAAAAGAAAAATGGCTGACCAAGCTACAGGCACAGCACCCACCGAGACGACGACTGCCACAACTGAGACGATTGCACCTGTTGTCGAAACGACGACGGAAGCCACTGAGACGAAGGCCCCCGCATCCGCGATGGACAGGGCCAAGGCCGCGATGGAAAAGGCTGGCGTCGACAAGGAGAAGCCAGCCGAAGATGGAGACAAGGCAGAACCTGGCAAGGAAGCGGCCAAGCCCGCAGAGGAAGAGAAGAAGCCGGTAGAGCCGCGCCTGTCGCGTGGGCTTGCCATCATCGCCGAGCGTGAGGAACGTGTACGCAAGGCAGAGGCCGGGCTGAAGTCTACCCGTGCGCAGTTCGAAGCAGAGATGGCTCCCCTCAAGGAAGACCTGCAGCTTGTGCGCTCGATGCGCGAGGCTCTCGCCAAGGGCGGGAAGGCTGCGGCACTCAAGGTTCTCGGCATCGACATGCGCGAGGGGATTGAGGAGCTGTCCAAGAGCTACCAAGAGCCCACCGCTGAAGAAATAGCCCGCAAGGTTGCCTCCGACGAGTGGGACAGTCGGCAGAAGGCAGAGCAGGCCCGGCAAGAGGCAGCCCAGGCTGCCAAGGAAGCATCCGATCGGGCACAAGACGCTGCAAGCTCCGCTGACTTCGTCAACCGCGCCCACGTGTTGTGCGTGGCCGATGATGTGGCATACGCCCACGTGATTTCCCACGAGGTTACCGGCGAGCAGCTTTGGCTGTTCACTAAAGCGTTGAGTAATAAGCTCGGACGCGCGGTCGCTCCCGAAGAGGCTTTGGCCGAGGCCGAAAAGATTCTAGAGGGAAAAGACAACCAGGCCAGGGCGAAGAAGGCGGCCAAGGAAACCGCTGCCGCAGAGGCCGAAAAAGCAAAGAAACCAGCGGAAAAGAAGGCATCAGACGCCAAGCCGCCGGAGAAGAGCGCGCCCGCCAAGCAAGCCCAAGAGCGCAAGAACGCATCCCAGCGCGCAGCGGAAGCTATGCGCAGACTCAACATTTCGTGATAGAGTAGTTCCCGAAGCATCTGATAGTGACGGCTAAGCGACATGCCGGAGTGTGAATCCATGACCTCAACACTTTGGAGATCGCAACATGTCTCTCGACATTACAGCCGCACAAACAGTCCTGAAGGAAACTTACCCCAATGGGATCGTCCCCATTGATTACGACAAAACCAAGACCCTGGCCTTGTTCCGCAAGGAAAAGGGCACAATCATCGAAGGGCCGTTCGGAGCTGGCTTCGCGCAGCCGCTGAAGTACGGCAACCCTCAAGCCGTTTCCGCCACGTTCGCCACGGGCTACGCGCAGGCCGCCAGTGAGGCCAGCCGATACGCTCGTTGGTTCCTTACCCCCGGCGAGGTGTTTGCGTTCGCCCGCGTTCAGGGCGCGCTCATTCGTCGCAGCCAGGGCTCTGGATCTTTCATCAAGGCCTTGGTTTCCGAAATCGAGAACGCGAAGAAGGCGTTGACTCGACAGCTGGAAATCCTCCTCGACGGGAACGGATGGGGAAATCTCGGCAAGATTTCCGGCATCAGCACCGTGACCATCACCCTGCAATACCCTTGGATGGCTCGCCATTTCGAGGTGGGTCAGGCCCTGGTGGCATCCAGCTCTATCAACGGCGCCGTGCTCTCTGGCTCTGGCACTCCCATCAAGATCACGAAGGTCAACACTGGAGCCGGCACGCTAACCATGGCTTCGTCTGCCGCCGCCTGGGGCTCCAGCGACTACCTGTTCCTCGACGGCTGCCGCCAGAACTCCTCGACGCCTTCCCGGATCGTTCCGTGCGGGTTCGAGTCGTTCCTCCACGATGCTGACGCCGACCTTGAAACCCTGTTCACGGTCGACCAGACCATCAGCACGCGTCTCGGAGGTATTCGCCGATCTGCTACCGCTTCCGGAAACATGGAAGAAGCGCTGCTCGACCTGTCCGCAGACATCGACGCCGCCGGTGGAAAATCCACCCACTGTGTGCTCGGGTCGCAGACCTATGCCCGCCTCTGCAAGTCTCTCCTCAACAAGGTTTATTGCGACATTGAGGACCTGGACGGCGTCAAGCTTGGGTTCAAGGGCATCGTTCTGCAGGGGGCAAGCGGCGATGTCATCGTGTACAGCGACTCTGCGTTCAACGAAGGCCGCGGCCGCATGTTCAACATTGACGACGTGGGCATCATTCACACCGGCGATGACCTGGTGTACCTGGAGCAGACCGACGGTCTGCAGTTCCGTCAGATCGACGGAACCGACGACTGGATGGCGCGCTTGATCGCGTCCCACCAATTCCACCTGGATGCCCCAGGACACGCGGGCGTAGTCACAGACCTGTAATCTCGGTCATTGCCGAGGGAAAGCACAACCATGAGTGTCTTCAATCGCATTTGGAGGTTCTGGAAGGGCACCAACCGCAGCGGGATGGTTCACCTGACAGGATCTTTCACTATCGGGTCATCTGGTGCCGTCGCGTCTTCGGACACGCCGGGATTCAAGGTGACCAAGCTAACGGCAGCCGGCCAATACACGGTCCAGCTGCTCGACAACGACGGGGTTTCTTCGGCCGCTCCTGCGCAGCCTAAGAATGCTTCCGCCGCTGCCATCACGCCGTGGGGGATTCAGGCAATCAACGCCACGGTAGTAAGCGCCGTCGCGTCCGGGACTGCTCTCACGACTGACAGCGCTCTAAAGTACGGGGTTAGAAATTTCCTTCCCGCCACGGGGGCTTTCGACCTGCAGTTCTACAAGGACGTGACTTCTACCAGCTCGGAAACCCACGTCGACACGAACATAGAAAGCGGCGGCATCGTTCTCGTGGATTTTCAGGTCAAGCTTTCCAGCGTGACACCATGAAAGACGACGAAGGGGACTCTGGCCTTCAGGACGCGATCGATGCGTTCTTCGAGGCGGGGAAAAAGGAGGACTGGAAAGGGGCGGAACAAGCCTTCCGCGATATGTGGCGGCTTGTCGACGTGGACAGCGAAGAGGAAGATCCTGAAGCTGAAGACGACAAGAAAGAAAAGGGCAAGCCCCTGGCTGCCATCATCCTAGGTAAGAAATAATTCAGGCCGCCGGCGGGCCAACAACTCGCCGGCGTATTCATCATGTTCGTGACCACCACGCCACAGGCAATCATCGACGATGTCAACATGATGACAGACGGGGACGATTACAACCTCGTGAGCGCAGCGCAGTTTTGCGCGCGCATGAACCAAGAGTTGAGTTCCCTGTGGCAGTGGGGCAGACGCGCGAATCGCGACGCCTTCACGAAAGTTTCCGGCTCGCTGCAGATGCCTGCAGGGGCCAACACAATGTCGATGTCCGCAGCGGCTCCCACGGGGGCGGCTCTGACCGACTTCAGTCAGCCCCGCGGGGTTGACATCATGATTTCTTCCGACAATTGGAAGAAGATCAGGCTTTGGACGTTCGCCGCTCGTGACCGCATTGCGGTTCTTTCCTACAGGTTTATGGGCGACACCATCACGCTGTTGCCTTCCGACATCGCCCAGCAATACCCCTTTCGAGTGTGGTACCTGTCGAGCTTCCCCGCAGTTTCGGCGGCTGCTCTGTCGACGGCGATCTCAATCCCAGATGGTGCAGATGAGTACGTGAAGCAGGGCATGGCCGCTCTGGTGCGCCAGCGCCAGGACGATGACCCTTCGCCTCACCTGCAGGCCCAGGCACGCGCACGGCTCGATCTTGAGGCCTTCTTGGCCACCGGGAAGGGCGATCAGGGAGCCATCGCCGACGTTTCTGACGAGGTCGGCCCGGAGCTTTGGTAATGGCTGTACTTCAGAAGAATGTTCTCGACGTTCGTCTGCTCGGTCTCGACGAGAAGGCGAACCGACGCACGTCCATCGCCGGGACCATCGTAGACGGTGGCAACTGGACGATGAACAAGGATGGTACCGTGGAGAAGCGCATGGGTCTATCTGCGCTTGCGATGCTGGACACGTCCGGGGCTGCTGTGACGGGAGGGCGAGAAGTGGCAGCGCTCAACGATGAGATCGTGCTCAGCAACGGGAGAAAGCTGTATTCTCGCGAGCCTTCGACGGGCAAATGGATCGCCAAGGGCAACGTCGCGCTTGAGCGCTTGGACATTCGCACCGTGATGAGCACCGACGCTACGTGTGCAACGGGGTCGATTCGCGCCTTTCTATGGACTCTGCCCAGATTGGGCGCTACTTGCTCACGGTTGCAGCTGGTAAGGACGATACGGGGTCTCAGCTCGGGTCTACGACAGGATGGGTCATCACGGACAGCACCACGGGCGAGGTCCTGTCACCTTGGCAGTCGGCAAATGCTGATGGATGGAGCGTTGGCACCGATGGGCACGTTGCCGCATCTTCCTTCGTGGCGTTCTCCAGCTTAGGCGGCACGATCACTGCTTGGGTGTGGTCTCCTTCGAATGGGTTTAGGACGGTGGCAATATGCAGCATCCTGCTCACGTCTGGGAACACCACCGCAGTCGACCCGAACGCCTACACTATGACCCATCCGCTTACTCCCGCGCCATTCGCCGTGCAGCTGGTCGGCGACAGCACGTGGCTTCTCGCTCACCAGAACGGTGCCGGGTATCTCACGGTATACAGGGTCACGTTGACCGCTGGGACGTTCGCACTTTCTTCTCCCGTCACTGTCGAGGGGGTTGGCTCCGACTCGGCGGTGTCAATCGCGTGGGCGTACAACGCTGGGGCGGCAACCGCTCACCTTTGCGCTTGCGCTCACGGAGGGCAGGCACCATTAGATCTGTACTATGCCGAGGTTACGTGCGCCACGGGCGCGCTCGTGGCGTCCCGGACCTACGTGGGACCGGCAAGCTGGTCCGGGACGCACACCTGCAGGGGCATGACTGGAATCTGCTTGGGCGCGAGTCCTTACTTTTTCTTCGATGTAGACTACGTGCAGATCCCTGACCGGCGCGGCGTTTGGATGTGGACGCTGGGCGCCGCCGATGTGACCTCTGTGCTCAATGACTTCGGCCTAGCCTCTCACGCCTTTCAGCACCCGCTGCACGACGCGGACGAGATAGATCTGACCGTCTGCAATCAATCCACTTGGCAGCCAAGCGCGTTCGTCATTCGGCTGCACGTTTCTGGTGCTACGTGGACATCGTTCTCTATCGGAGCGCATTTACACAACGGAGACTTCGCAGGCCGACCCATGGTGCAGCGGCTTCCCCATTTCGCTTTCGGATCGGCTTTGGCTCTTGGCGTGTACAACAATCCCATTTCTCTTGGGGGGCCGGGAACCGTGCTCCTCAAGATGGCTACGCTTACATCTGGGAAAGACCCATCCGTTGACAACCTCGCCCCGGTCTCCGCGTCCGCTCCGTGCCAAATCGCGGATACCCTATTGCTTCCCGGCGCAGTGCTGAAGGCGTACGACGGGGCCCATGTTACCGAGGCGATCTTCCTGCTTGGTCCCGAAACCATCACGGCGGTAGAGAGCGCAAAGGGAAAAAAATTCACGGCACAGACATCGTCGACTGAGTTGACCACTGGCAACCCGCCTGCGAACGCCACGATCTACACACAGACGGCGCTTCGGGTTGTCCTTGAAACCGCATTGGCTGACCTGCCTGGGAAGTCTTGGCCGGCTGGAACGCTGACGCTCGACTTCTGGGCAAAAATAGTCAACCCTTCGGGTGGGGCCACGTACCAGCTCGACCGAGGGTCGAGCCTAGAACACCTGATGATTCACTCCTCCCCAGGGAACTTCGCCTACCAAGCATCGACCCTCGCTGCGGTGTCATTGACCGCAAATTGGCAGCACTTCACCTACGATGTCCCGGTCAAAGCGATCAATACGCTTGCGGGTGACCTTCTCAACATCGACCTACAGGCTACGTCGTCGCTAGGAACCGACTCGGCGTTGCTCGCGATAGCAGTCGGCGGCGCGATGGCTCCGACCTTCACGACCCCTTGGCCAGTGATCGAGAAGGGGACGCGAGAGTATTGCGCTGTTGCCAAGTGGGTGGACGCGCGCGGAAGGATCCAGCGCTCTCAGGTTTGCCCAGCGGTCTCCTCGACCAACGTCGCAGGGCTAGCAAACGCTCGTGACCGTGCTCGATGGTGAACCTTACCGAGCGCGATCCAGCTCACCAACCTGGACCCGCTCATCTCGTCGGCCGAGATCGAGATCTACAGGACCGCCGTCGATGCCACCGTCTTCTATCGCGTGGGCTCGGTCAAGAACGCGGTCAACGGGGCATGATGCTATTGTTCCTGGACTACTCGCCAGACACGGAAGTCACTGCGAACGAAGAGCTTTACACGACGGGAAGCCTGGTGGAGAACTGGCCGCCAATTGGCTGCAACCTCGTGGCCTCCCATCAGGGGCGCGCCTTCGTTGCCACTGCAGCCGGTGAGGTGTTTTTCAGTGCCTACGCCCAAGGGGGCGAAGGCCTCTGCGTTGCGCCTCCGAGTACCAGATCGAGACGGAGCACATCGGACGCAACCTGACGGCGCTTCTTTCTCTGGATTCCACTCTCTTGGTTGCCACGGCTACCAGTTACGCTCCGGTGACGGGGGTTGGCCCTGAGTCCAATGGCGTGCCAGCCTATGATACCCCACCGCTTTTTGGTACGGGCATCGGCCCCCTCGCTCAGCGATCTTGTGTGCGCATCCCAGAAGGGATCGTGATGCCCACGGCTCACGGGGTGCAGCTCTTGGACCGCGGCCTATCTCTCGAAAACATTGGTCAGCAGGTTGTCGACTCGATGCCGGGTGGATTGAATTGGTACTCATCCGCGTACCACCCCACAAAGCATCAGGCCAGGCTGTTCGGTAACGCCAGCACAATCGTATACGACTGGACCCTGTCCGCTCCTTCAGGGAGGACTGCGCAGTTCATGAAATGGCAGTACGCCGTCGACGTTCGAGCGTCTGCAATTGCGGCGGGCGTGTTGTACGTTCTCGGAAGTGACGGGGTTGCGTACGCTTCCGATGTCGGTCATTCCGATGGCGCAAGCCCCTACGTAGAATGGATCAACCTTTCCGTGGTATCTCCGAATGGGCCCAATGCATGGGGAAGGGTCTACGCTATGCGCCTGGCTTGCAACCTGGTAGCAAGCCAGGCGCTCAAAGTTGGGTTCAACCCAGAAGAAGGAAACCTCGGCTCATCCGACTACACGACCATAACGGCAGGGGTTAATGGCCTACAGCACGTTGTCGCCAAACCAATGCGAGGCAGGTGCAGCAGCATGACCATCTACATCGGGGAAAACGCTGCAAGCTCCACGTATGGCTTTGTGCTCAATGCGATTGGGCTGCTCGTGGGCAATCTTGGCGGGCTTGGACGATTGCCGGTCTCAAACCGCATGACAAGGAGTGCGACATAATGAGTTTTCTAGGCGATGCGTGGGGAGGTCTCACCGGCGCGCTCGGCAGTGTCACGGGCACAGAAAATCCGCTGAACACAACCGTCGGGCAGAACTACCTAGGCGACAAAGGCAATATCGACCCCGCCACGGGGAAGCCTCGCCAAGATCTGACCTATGGTGGAGTGGCGGACAAGGCCGGGCAGTACCTGGGAACGCTCTACACGCAGCCCACGGCGACAGCGCCAGAGGCGCAGCAAGGCCTTGTCACCAACGCGGGAGTAACGAACGCTGGCCCCGCCGTCAACGCGGGAGTCACGAACGCCAACGCCGCTTCGATGCAGGCCGCGCAGCTCAACACAGCTCAGTCCGACCAGACCCGACAGGGGCAGCAGCAGCTTGCTAACAGCCTGCAGCAGACCGCCGCAGGGCAGGGGCCGTCGATTGCGCAGGAGCAGCTACGGCAGGCAACCGGGCAGAACATCAACCAGCAGATAGCAGCCGCGCAGGGCATGCATGGTGCGGCCAGGCTCGCAGCTCTCCGGGGCGCGCAGACGGCAGGCGCGGGCATTCAGCAGACAGAAAATTCCCAGGCGTCCGCACTGCGCGCGCAGGAGATCGCGTCCGCACAAGGCAACTTGGGCAACGCGCTCGGAACCACGAGAACCCAGGATCTCACCGGAGCCACCACGGCTGCTGGGCTACAGCAACAGGCCGGAGCCACAAACGCAGGACTTCAGCAGCAGACGGCGCTTGCGAATTCCGGCGCGGCCAACACGGCAGCGCTCACCAACGCGGGCGCAGCCAACACGGTTGACCTGCAGAACGCGAACGCAGCCAACACTATAGGGCTTGCCAACTCTCAGGCTGCCAACACGAGTTCGAAAGACTGGGCGACTCAGACCAACGCGCAAAACCTTGCACTTGCTCAAGCCAACCTAAATGCAGGCCTTCAGACCAACGCCCTTAACACACAGAGAGCCAGCATGTTGGTTGGCGCCGATCAGGGTGCAGTCAACGGGATCGCCGGCATCGACCAAAATGCGCTGAATGCGCAGACGAACTATGAGGGCGTGAAGCGTGGAGCCGCCACCGGTATACTAAACGCGGCGGGTTCGAGCATGATTCCAGGCGGAAGTCTTGGTAGCTCACTAGGAGGGCTTTCGATCTAATGGCTGATAAAAACGACACCCAAGGCGTAGGGGCCAACGGCCTGCCCCTGGTCGAGAACGTCCAGAGCTACAGCCCGCAAAGCACGACCACGAGAGTAGCGCCCACGCAGCAATGGAG